AAGTAGTGGCTCGATGAAACGTCAAATTATTCAAGTGTAAACTTGGATATAAACGCCCAAGTCAATATGCTGGCTTCTCTATGTGGCGATGATAGAATAAAGAGGGAGGAAATTCCCGACTTACTTGGTCTGTCATACCGGAAGTGCAACGAACAAAAGATTTTCAAGAGAATACGTAAATTTAAAGACAAAGGTATCTACTCCAAAGTAGATGCTATAATACTAAAAGACCAAATGATATGAAGAAGATTAGACACAATTTCAACAAAGGGATTAAGCTGCATTTAGCTTGTGCAAATGACTTTCTTAGACCAGTAATGAATTGCATATATTTCAAAGATGGATATGCAATTGCCTCCAACGGAATGATATTAATTAAAGCTTGCCTAAATGAGATTTGCAACTTTAGCGAAGAAGAGAAGGAATTACTGGAAGGTAAACTAATTAGTGCAAAGAATTTTAAGGAAATTATCAAGCATAATATCATTGAGATTGAAGAAGATGGTTTCCACGCTATATATGACGATTGGGATATAAAGTATAGGTTCGCAAATATAGATAGTAAATATCCCAATTATAACGAAGTTATAAGTCAATTCAAACCGGGATTTGCGGAAAAGGTACTTATTGACCCACTTAACATTGAATTGATAGCCGATGCTTTGAATGCAAGGAAAGGCATAAGATTTCATTTTCCTAAAGATGATAGTAAAGGAATTAAGATTATATTTTACGACAAAGAGTTATCTCTATCCGAAGCTCTTCTAATGCCTAAACTTGACTATTGATATGACAGAGAAAGAGTACAAGGACTTGGCAAATAGTCAACCAAAGTATTACTATGAACCAAGAGGAAGAGAGTGGGCTTTATATGAGCGAGAAAAGGACGGCATGGGAGGGACTAAGATATTTGAGCATTGGGACAGAGAAGTTGTCCGTAAGCGATGCTATGAACTAAATGGCTGGGATTATAAATCAGCAGACAAATAGCCTATGCTACAAAAGATGTGTAGGAAGTATCTAAAAAGACTTCTCCCGGCTGCAAAGGAAGTAGGATTGGAAGAATTTGTAGTTACTACCATAGATAAAAACAAGTCGGGTACTTGTGTAGCCACCAGACAGCAGGTCGATATGCTTGCCTCAATGTGTGAAGATAATCGGGTTAAACGTGAAGAAATACCAAATATTGTAGGTAAGTCATACCGATTCTGTCTGACTGGTAATCTTTTTAAGAGAATACGTAAATTTAAAGACAAAGGACTTTATTCCAAAAATAGATACTTTGTTATTAAGTGAAGAACTAAAAACCAAATGATATGAAAATACTGATTGATATTCCCGATTGCTTCCTTGATGGGGACGATACTATGGTGAACATAGAAAGTGAATCTTTCTCATATTGTAGGATGAACCAGACCTATCACGGTTCACAAGATTCATTGGATGATGAAGTCAAAAGTAAACGACTAAAAGAGTTATGCTATGATGTATGCGATATTTTTATTACAATGATTAAGGAGGAACTAATATGTTTGAAGATAAAAAAATAGGTGAGAGATTTGAATATGAAGGAGTAACCTTAGAAGTGGTAAATGTGCTTGATTTCCCTTGTGAAAAATGTTTCTTTTATCAGAAAGAATGTAATAATATATACTGTTTACCGCGTACGAGAAAAGATAAAGAGAATGTATGTTTTAGAGTGGTTGAAAAGGAACATATTAGTACCGTTCAAGACTGCGAACTGGCAGTTGAAGTAACCGAAAAAAAGGCTATTGAAGCGGCAAAGGAAATGATAGTAGATGTATTTAACGAAGTACACGGTATCAATCAGACTATGTACTTGGAGGACTTTGTAGCAAGACTTAAAAAATAATGATATGATAAGAAAAATAAAATTCAGAGGAAAGGACATTGATACGGGAGAATGGAGATATGGATATCTCTCTTTCTTCTATACTGCCGGAAGGGATAAAAACGGATTTATCCTTACGGATAAGGCTCAAATATATTCCCCAGAAGACGGATGCTGCTACGACGTATTGGCTGAAACCGTTGGGCAGTTCACTGGACTATTTGACAAGAATGGAAAAGAAATCTATGAAGGCGACATATTACTTATGAGCGAAGACGATGGTTGTATGATATACAACAAGGTCGGAATAAAGGATGGATGTTTTGGGTATATCGGAGAGGTGAATGGCGAATTAATTCCATTTTGCCACTGTGATGTAATAGAAGAAGTTGTAGGTAATATTTTTGATAATCCTAATTTGCTGAATAATGAAGAAGATAATGTTCAATGATGACTATGGCTTAACACAAGCCGTATTGGATGGTCGAAAGACTATGACGAGACGTATAATCAAATGCCCAAGAACCTTTAGGGGTGAATGGGTAGCCGGATTCAATGTACATATCCGTCAATCTGACAAAAAGATAGTTGATTATCCTTGTATGTATGATGCGGACGGACGGGAGTTTGATGGAGGAGAAATACTTCCTAAGTACAAAATCGGAGAAGTGGTTGCCATTGCGCAAAGCTATAAGGATGCTGGATATGATACCCACGATACATTTGGAGAATGCAGGTCTATTGGGAGTTATCCCGGATGGAAAAACAAGAGGTTTGTAAAGGCAGAGTACATGCCTCGCCACATTAGCATTACCAACATCAAGATAGAACGGTTGCAAGACATATCGGATGAAGATTGTATAAGAGAAGGAGTTGTGACTGGTACAGATAGAGACACTAATATGCCCTTTTATGGTATCTATGACGATGTTAAAGACATAGGTTATCCATTTTATAGCCCTCGTGAAGCCTTTGCCGCCCTCATAGATAAAATATCTGGTCGTGGCACATGGAACAATAATCTTTATACATTTGCTTATGAATTTGAACTAATAGACTAATTATGAAGAAACAAACTTGGAAGATGCACTTCTATAAAGGAGTGCCATGTACATGGGAACATGAACCCTATGACGAAGAAAGAGAAAACTATACCTTTGAAGCGGACTTATACATAAAGGATTATGGAAGAGGTTGCTCCTCAGCAGTAATTTATCTTTGTCCGTGGCAAGAAAGGAATAAGACTTTTTGGGATTTGAGTATTAAATATCAAGTGTTTATGAGCGATTCTATTGATATGATTCAGAACGCAGTCAAAGGTAGAATCAAAGGCACATTTACTTGGGCGAAGAAAGGGTCTAATTATGGACTAAAATTGGTAACAGCTAAAGAATAATAACATGATAATAGACACCGAATTTAATGTAGGAGATACAGTGTTCTACCTACAAGGATATACAATATGTATAACTACTATTAGCAGCATAAGTGTTGAATGGTCGTATATAGACCGTACTTTTATAATGGTATATAAACTCGCAGATGGCTCTACCTCTTTGAGGAATGATTATCCCAAGTGGAACAGACCATTGTTTCAAACCCAAAAAGCACTTCTTAACCACTTACTAAAAGAAAATGACTTACATGAGAAAAGTAGTTAATTAAAGTTAATTATGGGGGGGGTAATTTCTAAATTTGTATCTTTATATCAAGTTTAATCAATTAATTTACAATCAAATGGAAATAGCAAGAGATAAGAACAATAACCACATGCAGGCAGTAGTTATTGACACTGCAATAAATGTAGGAGTAGAGGATAGTCCATATAAAATACCAGAAGGACTTTATCGCTTTGTAGCAAAAGAAGATACCGAATTTTGGATTATTTTTCAAGACGAAAACCATAAAAGAAAAGAAGAACAAAATATCTTTATGCCAGCAGGAAGTGTAGAATATTTCTATGCTTATGAGGGGGAAATAATAATCACAAAGGGTTCTTTGAATGTTATGGGAACTGGGCTGAAATCTATAGAAAATTAATGCACTGCCATGTTAGTAAATGTTGGTAAACTAATGAGCCATACATCAACTAAGGGAGGGGGAGGAGTTAAGCACCCATTCAATCCTTCTTTAGTTGATGCGTGGTTTATGTCCGGACTATCCGATAATAACAAGCCTTCTTCTATCCGTGGGGTGAAGGGTAACGAGATTGTTTTGAGAAACTTTGCCTTTACATCAGAAAGCGGATTTGGAGAAGGGGCTTATGAAGGTGCACTGGTATTCGATGGTGTGGATGATTACGGAATATGCAACAATCTGCCTATATTGACAGACTATACGGTGATATGCAGGAGAGTGATAGAGAATGATACTAACGTTGTTGCCTCAAAAAGCATAGTTGCTGGCAATGGAGCATTTATTTTTGAATATGCTAATAATGCTACATATTCTTTTAGTGAATATACTTATGGTTTGAATATGAATCTAAAAGATTCTGTTTCATATCAAACCAAAAATTCTTATAACGGTAGTGTAATAACAGTAGGTACTGCAAATGATACTGATACACTGACCTTAGGCATCATAAGAGAAAAAGACAGCAGATTATTGAAAGGAGCTATCTACTACTTTGCCCTCTATGACAAGTCGCTGACACCAGAGGAAATAGAGACTGAGAAAGAAAGACTTAATGAAGAATGGCTGAAACGAAGCAAAGTCACTATACCGGAACCGGACGTTTATTATGACTTGTCGCTCAAGGACAATTCTTCTCCTACACGTAACATCATGGATGATTTGTCGGGTAATGGACATGATGCAGAGATATTCAATGCAGCGTATACAGAGAGTAGCGGCTACAGGTCAGACGGTGCTTTTGTCTTTGACGGTGTAGATGATTATGCGATAATGAAGAACGTGAAGAAAGGATTCAAGACGGTGTTTATGGAAGTGATTCCTTCTTTGACTAAAGAAAGAGGAGGTTTCATATACGACCAAAGAGTAGGTCGTACAAGTTTTGGAATAAATATTTTTACGAATGATATTGCCTACAATTCTTATAATTGGGATGGAGTGACTTACATAAATGGAAAGTTGAATACCACAATAAAAGGTAGTGAGGTTTATTTAAAACATCAAGTTATAACAATAGTGAACGGTACAGATTTAGAGCCGCAAAAAGTAGTTATCGGAGGTGATATAGGATTGGCAGGATATTTCTCAAATATGGCTCTCTATAAGCTTATCGGTTTCTATGACGAACTCACGTCTTTGCAGATTGAAAAAGTGATTAATTACTATAAACTAAAATATGATTGATTATGAAATGGTTAGTTATACCCATAGAAGAACTGAAACAATTCGATAAGGACTGGGAAGTCAGAAGAAAGAATGTAGACGAGACAAAAGCTCTTTTACATGAGAGAATATATAATGAACTTGTACCACAAGTTATGCCATTATCAGAAGAAGGAGAACCGATAGTCTATCCCTATCCACTTCTTGACAATCAAATGGTAGAAGCTCTGTTGGAAACCTCTGAGTGGTCTAATCCGTATGAATAAGGCTATACTTGTAGGATGGATTACTGACATTAGAGAAGTCGGTAGTTATGGGGTAATGGTGAAACTCAAAACTTGTGAAAAGGGTTTCACCACCCAAAAAGGCTATAAGATAGCTGATAGGATAGATTATCATGTATGCCTTGCAAAAGGAACAATTACACGATACATTCTCGACAACTTCAATGTAGGCAACTTAGTTGAACTTACTGGGAAGATATACAACAAGCTGGAAGAAACCAAACATGGCGATAAGGTTCAGTTAACCAATATCCACATACAGACAATCAATCTGTATTCTCTGAACAACATATCTCCGGTTTCAAAAAGCAATGGTGATACAAAATCTGTAGAAAATCCCGATTTATATTTTGAATAACTAAAGTTTATTGCTACATTTGTGCTACAAACTTTTGGTTCATAATATAACAGCATTTTAAACCCTATTCTTTAGCTTGCGAAAGTGACATTTCTAATTTTCTTGTGGGGAGGGATTAAATTCTCTCCCTTATTTTTTGGAACTTTCCAAAATTTAGCATACCTTTGCTTCATCTTAAAACAGAAAATCAATGGAGAAAAAGAACTACTTAGACGATTGCCTCGCAACGCTTCAAATTCCGTCACTTCCTAAAAAAACTTGGGACAAGGTTTCCGAATTTAACAAAGGAGTTTGCCTTGTAAGACGGATTGACGGAACAGAAAACTATGCAATTTGTCGGTACAATAAAGAGAAGGACGAAGCTGTCAAAGTCGTTAAAGATTTCTGCTTGGCGACATTTACAGAAATTCTTGAATGCTATCCAGTTCCCGACTTTGTGGAAGCTGACATTGAAAGCATGGACTTGGACGAAGCTAACAAGATGGCAATGGAAGAGTTGTTGGAAGAACGTCAAGAAGCTATCATGGAAGATGTCGAAGTTGAGGAGGAGAAACTTCCGGAGTGGATATACCCATTCATCAGCAACCGGGAAGAGGCTCTTGCATTCCTTAAAAGTAAGAGAATAAGAAATGCCCACTCTCTGAAATCTGACGAGGCTGTCAAAGCTAAATTGTATTTAGTTTACGAGGACGAAAAAAAGAAAAATAAATAACAGCATTTATATATAAAGTATTACTTAGCTTTTATAAACAAATGCCAATGTAGCGAAAACCAAGC